AAAACACTCAGACAAGAGAGGTTTGAAGAATATTTATGAACGATACTACAACAAATGAGGCGAGTTTCACCAAGTTTCAAGGTAAGAAACCTGTTGGCTTTCACCTAATTGACAAAGACGAAGCAGTTCGAGTCAGCAACCTGCAGACATCCTTTATTGTTACATCAGAACAAAAGTATTATGAGGCTGTCAACTACTTCCTATCCCTAGGTTCTGGCTACGGAACTGAGACCATAAACCTGAAAGAATTGATTTAATGTTCACAAGTGAATTCGGACCAAACTTCGCAGACGTAATTGTCATAGATGACAACGGTGTCTTTGAAGACGCAAACATGATTATCACAGAGGATAGTCGTGTGTTTATCCGACAGTGGGATGATGGTAATGAGGAGTATCAGATCATCTGTATGTCCTACAGGCAGCTTAATGAAATGGTCTCTGCCCTTAACCAACCAGCCGGAGTCTATCAAACCTTGACAAAGGAACCAAAATGAAGATGACACCAGAACTCTACACAAAGCTTGCCCTACAGTTTGTAGAAAAAGGTACAACAAAAGAAACTCTTTACACGGGCTTTGCTAGTGAGTGTGGAGAGGTTATGAAAGAGCGAATGAAAGAAGTTCGTAAAGGAGAGCAAAAAACAGTAGAAATTGCCGATGAACTCAGTGATGTGCTTTGGTATGTTGCTGTGATAGCCCACAAACTAGGCTACACACTAGAAAACTTCATGGAGCATAGTATCAGTAAACTTGAAGATCGTCTACTTAACCCAAAGGGAAAAAACCATGACTGATTTACGGGATAAGATATCGCAGATCATAGCTGACCGATGGTGCAGCACAACTAAAAATATAGATCAAGTTGTCATGGCTGACGCCATCCTTGCCCTGCCAGAAATCGCTGACCTGCAAAAGAAGCTCGACAGACAGATTGGATATAAAGAGGACTATCTTGTGGCCTATGGAATGGCACTGGATGATTGGGCTAAAGCCGAAGCCCGATTTATTGAGCAAAGAAACAGCCTTGTTTCCGTCACAAAAAAGCTGGCCAAGACCGAAGCCGCCATTTCCCGCGTTTACCAAATGGGGCTAGATGCTGCGGCGGGTGAGTGCAAACGAATTGTTGACGACGGATGTATGGCACCCCTTACTAGGACAAGAGAGGAAGCGTTTGAGGCCGCAGCTATGTATTGCGGGGCTGAAATCCGCGCCCTAACCCCACCCGATGACTTAGTGCAGCAAGCCACGAAAGGAGCAGACCGTGAGTTATGAATTTCCATGCTGGTACGAAACATATACACCACCCACGGAGAAAGACAATGAGTAAACTACAAGCACTTACAGCCCTGCGCGATAAGGTGAAGGCGGGGGATCATTTTCCGAAGGGTCTTAGGTCAAATATATTTGGGCACAATGGTAATGCTAAGTTATGCCTTGACGCCTACAACGGCTCACTAGACGCAGCCAAGGCACTGCACGAGGCGGTGCTGCCGGGGTGGGGTTACGAGATATGCAATGGTGCAGAGGTTACGCTCCGTCAATACAGCAAGAAAATTATCTTCAAGAATGTATGTCCAGCCCGCGCATGGCTCTTGGCTATCCTAGAGGCGCTTATTGCACAGGAATGAGACACAAGTGACTAAAGAACGAGCAGCATAACCCTAAGTAAACAAAGGTGGAAAAATACTGCCGCCTAATGACCAAAACAATAGGAAAACTATTATGATGAATGACGACTGGTATGATAAAGCAATGGAAGAACTTGAAAAGGAGCTTGAAGAAGGAATCCTAAATCAACAACAGTTTAATCAAGCCGTTAGAGACCTAGATGAAGACTACAGAGAGGCACCTAATACATGATCGCACTAATTGATGGTGACCCCTTTGTCTATCAAGCTACGTGGCACATTACTGTCACTTATAAGAAGTATCTAAAGCGTCTTAAAGAAAAGCTGGACAAAGGTGAGTACACCCAAGAAAAATATGATCGACAGTTGGTAGCAGCTGAACGATCTTTCAATACAACTGGCTTTAAAAAAGCTCAGAAGAACATAGACAAGCTGCTAAACGACACGATTGAGTCTGTCTTTGCTACAGACTGGGCTATAGCAGTAGGCGGACCAACCAACTTCCGTAAGGATGTCCACCCAGAGTATAAGATTAACTCTGGTCGTAAGAGTTCTACAGATAATAAGCCTGTCTGGTTTGAAGACCTAAAGCACTACCTTGCTGATCGAGAAGGGGCTGTTGTCTCTGAAAACTGTGAAGCTGATGACCTACTACGTATCTGGTCTTTAGAGTGTGCTAAGGATGACAAGGAATTCATTATCTGTTCTATTGATAAAGACCTTGACTGCATTCCCGGTTGGCACTTTGTAAACATCCGACCTCACAAGAAGGGTTCGTTTAGTTATGAAGTGACAGAAGAGTACGCAGAGTGGTTCTACTGGTATCAGTTGCTTATGGGTGACAACGTTGACGCTATACCGGGTATCAAAGGTTGTGGTCCAAAGACTGCTAAGAAGATTCTTACTGGAGCTTCTAATCACGAGGAGTACAAAGCCGCTGTCTTTAAGGCCTACAATAAGGCTTACGGTGAAGACGGTTTTGAGCACATGTTGTTCAATGCCCGCCTACTTCACATTTGGCGCTTTAAAGATGACCACTTTAAGATGAGTCGAGAGGAGTATAATGAACATATCAAAGGCTAACTTAGGACACTGGAGCACTTTTGGTGTACATCCTAAAGACTTTGATACTGAGAAGTACTTTGGCTTTATCTATTGTATTGAAAATACCAAGACTGAACAGTTCTATTTGGGAAAGAAGCAATTCAGGACCAAAGGTAAGAAGCGTTCCAATAATTATAATAAAGAAATGAACTGGAGAGGCTACACAGGCTCTTCAACTAAACTAAATCACGACATATCTGAACTAGGTAAAGAAAACTTTATCTTTAAGATTGTTGACCTCTATGTTACCAAGGGTGGCCTCTACTATGCAGAAGCCTACACACAGATGCTCTTGGGCACCATGACTGACTACTTACCTGATGGTAAGACACCTCGTTGGTATAACGCCCAAATTGGACCTGTTAGGTTCGTGCCTAAAGAGAAACCTACTCCGAAGAACGAGAGGTTTATCAAAAGCATAAAAAGGAAACTGCATGGCAAGAATAGTTAAGCACATTGCTTGCACCTTCTGCGGTAGTGATGATAACAGAGCGGTCTACGAAGATGGCCATAGCTTTTGTTTCACACCCGGTTGCCCAAAGAAACGCTTAAGTGGAGACAAGATGACAGAAGAAGAAGAACTTGAGGCTGAATTTGCTGCTATCTCTGGTAGTGGTAAAAAAGCTGGAAAGGGTGGCGGCTGGGTTGACTATGCAAAACTAGTTGACACAGTGACAGACGAGTATGTGTCGGCTGCTGACCCTAAGAGAAAAATCTCAAAAGAAGTTTACGAGTTCTACGGTGTAAAGGTCGCCTACGATAGTGATGGCACTGTCTCTGAAAAGTACTACCCCTACAACTACCTTGAGAAGAAACCAAAAGGTTACAAAGTCAGGGTTATGCCAAAAGACTTCAAGTCTAAAGGCTGTATTGGTACTGTGCAGGGACTCTTTGGCTACAACCTCTTTTCAGGAGGTTTGAAGCTGATTATCACAGAGGGAGAAGAAGATACCCTTGCTGTGGCTCAGTCACTCTATAACAAGTACAAAAAGTTTTACCCTGTAATGTCTTTACGTTCAGCAACAGGTACAGGCGACTTAGTTGACATCCGAGAAGACCTACGTAAGAACTACAAAGAAATCATCCTCTGGATGGACCAAGATACTGCTGGCCAAATCGCTATGAAAGAAGCGGCTAAGATCATTGGTTATGACAAGGTAAAAGTAGTCAAGTCCTCGGAAAAGGATGCTTGTGACCTCTGGCTCAAAGATCCTGCTGCTGTTCAGGCAGCTGTCTGGAATGCTGTAGAGTATACCCCTGCAGGTATCTTGACAAAAGAGAGCCTTTGGGAAAAGTACCAACACTACAAGACTATTGAGTCTGTCCCTTACCCAGAATTTATGACGGGTATCAACGACAAGCTTAAGGGTATGCGCTTTGGTGAGATCACTCTTTGGACATCTGGCACAGGTTCCGGTAAGTCTACAATTCTAAGAGAGATTGCTTTCCACCTGCTAAAGACCACAGAGGACAAGATTGGCATCATCAGCCTTGAAGAGTCACCAGCCGAGACCGTTGGTAAGCTTCTTGGTATGGCTAACAACAAGAACACCACAGAGTACCCTCTTACAGAGCAAGAAGAAATCGATGGCTTTGAAGAGGTCTTTGGAGACGATCGTATCATGGTGCTAGATCACCACGGTTCGGTAGCTGATGGTAGCGTTGTTGAACACCTCGAGTTTATGGCTCTAAAAGGTGTAAAGTACCTGTTCCTTGACCACATCACCATCCTTGTATCAGAGGGTGCGGAGGGTCTTACAGGAAACGAAGCTACAGACAAGATTATGAATGACTTGTTGAGACTTGTAAAGAAGCACGACGTTTGGCTCGGTCTAATCTCTCACCTACGTAAAACCGATAACAAAGGTAAGTCGTTTGAAGAGGGTAAACTACCAAGCCTTGACGACATTCGTGGCTCAGGCTCAATTAAACAAGTTTCGATGGATGTGATTTCTTTTGCGAGGGACGTTGGTGCCACTGACGAAGAGATCAGAAATACTATTAAAACAAGGGTTCTTAAGTGCCGATATACAGGTCTGACTGGTCCTTCTGGGAGTTTACTCTACGACAAAACAACTGGCCGTATGAAAGCTGGAAGAGAAGATGGTTTTAAGGAACAGACAATGGAGATTTCCGATGCTGAGATTGAGGCTATAGAATTCTAAGGAGAAAAATATGAGATATTGCAACGTAGAAGGGTGTGATAACCTGTGTTGTGTTTACAAAAGAAAAGATGGATCACGGATCACCTCTGCACGTTGCAATGTTTGTAACAACAACCTAAAGCTTTACAAAATAACAACACCTGAGAGAGCCTTGCTACTTGAGGCACAGGGTGGTAAGTGTAAGTGTTGTGATAGACTAATTAGTTTTTCTGGTAAGCAACATAAATCAGCTTGTAAAGATAACGCTGTGGTTGATCACTGCCATACGACAGGTAAGATAAGAGGTATCCTTTGTGGAAACTGCAATCTGATCTGTGGAAGACTAGACGATGATTTGAAATACGTAGATAAGGTGAAAACCTATATCAAAAACTTTTAAGGATACACTATGACAAAAGAAGAAATGATTAACATTGAAGAAATGACCTTCACTCAAGATAAGCTTTGGAAGTATGCAAACAACATGTTGTATGCCAACTTTGCACCTGACAACGAGGCTGGCCTTACACGCTTTCTTAACGATCCCGCTATCAAAAAGAAGTTCTCCGAGACAGATCGAGAGTTCCTGTTTGTAGCTTGGCTGTTGATTACAGGCCTTGATGAAGAATCTTATGAAGACGATGATATGGAAGAGATTCCTTACGTAAACATTGAAGAGGATACAGAAGAACTGGCCGAGGAATATGGTCTATGATTAACAAAGACAGGAAGTGGTACAAGTGGCCCCAAGGTTACCTTGAAAACAAGTCTTTTGTACCGCTCTACCAGATGGTGCGGCGTCTAATAACTTACCCAACACTACTTCTAGGGTTTTCTATCTGTTATCTTTCAATCCTACTTGGTTATGGGTTTCGAGACGCAGAGGACTTTAGGAGGATGCTCTGATGAAAACGTGTACTCACTGTAAAAAGGAGTACCCCTATTCTCTATTTTCTAAAAATAGTTCTCAAAAAGACGGTTACGGTACACAATGTAAATCATGCCAGTCTTACTACCAAAAACTTAGGTATGAGCGTAATATCGCTTTTGTTCAGCGTTTTAAGATGTTGAAAGGTTGTTGTAAGTGTGGTTACAAACAACATCCAGCCGCCCTTGGTTTTGATCATTTGGACCCAGACGATAAGGTACGCTCTAGTGGTAATGGTGCTGCGATACACTACTTGTCTTCAAGAAAAAAGATAAAAGAAGAGATTAGGAAGTGTGTAGTACTTTGCGCAAATTGCCACAATATAAAAACAAATAATAATGGAGACCATAAAAATAGGTTTCCCAAGAACAATAAAAAGAAGGACTAGCTAAATGGACAACTATCAAACCTACATTCATATGTCGAGATACTCACGTTTTAAACCAGAGGAAAACCGACGAGAGACTTGGGAAGAGACGGTACATCGTCTTGTGAGCTTTTGGCAAAAGCAAATGAAAGGAAGAGGGGTAGAGTTTCCTGATAAGTTGTGGTCGGAACTACTTGACGCTGTATATAATCATGAGGTAATGCCATCTATGCGTTCCATGTGGTCGGCAGGGCCAGCTTTAGAGGCTAACCATTTTAGGAATTATAACTGTAGTTTCGCTGCTATTGACAACCCACGGGTTTTTGACGAAATCCTCTTTATCCTGATGGCAGGCACTGGGGTTGGTTTCTCTGCCGAGGCACAACACGTCAACAAGCTACCAATTATCAACGACTCGTTTGCAA